GTGGAGGCGGTGCGGTTCTCTGAAAAGCAGCGGAGAGTGCTGCGGTGGTGGCAGTCGGACGCAGAGCGATACGACGCGGTGATCTGCGACGGAGCCGTCCGCAGCGGAAAGACCTTTTCCATGGGGTTATCCTTCTTTTTGTGGGCGCAGACCAGCTTTGACCAGCAGCAGTTCGGAGTGTGCGGAAAGACCATCCTCTCTCTGCGGCGAAACGTCTTGCAGGAGATTGTTCCGGTGCTGCGGGAGCTGGGAATGAAATGTACGGAAAAGCGCTCGGAAAATCTGCTGGTGGTACGCAGCGGGAAAAGGCGCAACCGGTTCTGGCTCTTTGGAGGAAAGGACGAGTCCAGCGCGGCTCTGATCCAGGGAAGCACCTTCGCGGGGGTGCTGCTGGACGAGGCGGCGCTGATGCCCAGATCCTTCGTGGAGCAGGCCTGCGCACGGTGTTCCGTGGCGGGGAGCAAGCTCTGGCTGGACTGCAATCCGGAGGGGCCGCAGCATTGGTTTTACCGGGAGTGGATCTGCAAGGCGCGGGAAAAACGGGCGCTGTATCTGCACTTTACCATGGCGGACAACCCGGTGTTGACAAAGGAGGTCCGCAGACGCTACGAAACCTGTTACAGCGGCATCTTCTACCGGAGGTTTGTTTTGGGGGAATGGGCCGCGGCGCAGGGGCGGATCTATGACTTTTTTGAGCGCGAGACATTTTGTAAAGCTGTGCCGGAAGGTGAGATGGAGCGGTGGAGAGTGTCCGCCGATTATGGGACGGCAAACCCGACGTCCTTTGGACTGTGGGGCTTGCGGGACGGGGTGTGGTACCGGGTAAAGGAATACTATTATAACTCCCGGGTGGAGGGACGGCAGAAAACCGACGCGGAATACACGGAGGACCTGGGGCGGCTGATCGGGGGACGGAGCGTGGAGACGGTGGTGGCGGACCCATCGGCGGCCAGCTTTATCACGGCGCTGCGGCAGGCGGGGTATCCCGTTGAGAAAGCGGACAACAACGTGCTGGACGGAATCCGCACGACGGCGGACGCGCTGAAAAGCGGAAGAATCGTTATTTGCGAGGGGTGCGAGGACTGTCTCAGAGAGATGGAGGCGTACTGCTGGGAGTCCGGAAGCCGGGATACGCCAAAAAAAGAGAACGATCACGCCATGGACGATCTGCGCTATTTTGCCATGAGTGTGATGAAACCGCGGGGCGGCGGATTTGCCGCTACCTGGGTGGAACGGAAAACCTGAAAATGGGGGAGGAGCGATCATGAGATTCGGAAAGGGAAAACAGAAATCGAAGACGGCGACCGTGCAGCTGCGGAACGCAGAGCGTCATCCATTCGGTATTTTAGACGGGTATGTACCGCTGCGCGGCGGAGAACTTCGGTTGTACAGGGCCATCCGGGAGGGAGTTCCGGTGGTGGACGCGGCAATTTACAAGCTGATCCGCATGACCGCGGGTGTGGGTGTCAAGTGCGCGGAGACGCGGGCGGAGCGGGAACTGCAAAGCTTCCTGCGGACCGTTCCGGTGGGCCGGGGACAGCGGGGAATCAACGCATTTTTGGAGTGCTATCTGGATTCGCTGCTGACCTGCGGGCGGGCCGTGGGTGAGATCGTGCCGACAGGGAACGGACGTGAGATTGCGGCGCTGCTTTGCGGACGGGCGGAGAACGTGGAAATCCGGGAGGGCGACAACCCGCTAGATTTTCAGCTCTGTGGGCCGGACGAGTCCGGGCGGATAGGACCGCTGCCGCGGCAAGATCTGCTGCTGTTCACGCCATTCAACCCGGAGACGGATCATCCCTATGGCGTGTCACTTCTAAGATCCATGCCGTTTTTGACGGACATTCTGATGAAAATCTATCACACCATAGGAGTCAACTGGGAGCGGTGCGGGAACGTGCGGTTTGCAGTGACCTGTAAGCCCGGCGAGGATGGGCGGGAACAGGCGGCGGAGCGGAGCCGGCTGCTGGCGGAGGAGTGGTCCGCGGCCATGCAGGACGCGAAAAACGGGCGGGTGAGGGATTTTGTGGCTGTGGGCGACGTGGAGATCAAGGCCATCGGCGCAGACGAGCAGATTCTGGACAGCGAGGTGCCGGTACGGCAGATTTTGGAGCAGGTTGTGGCTAAGACCGGCATCCCTCCGTTCATGCTGGGGTTGAGCTGGAATTCCACCGAGCGGATGAGTTCTCAGCAGGCAGATATGCTGACCACCGAGATCACAGCCATCCGGCGGACGCTGACGCCCGCCGTGGAGCAGATTTGCAGGTTATGGCTCAGAATGCACGGATACGGGTGCGGGTTTGAAATAATTTGGGAGGACATCAATTTGCAGGACGAGGTGGAAGACGCGAAGGCAGCGCTGTATCTGGAGCAGGCGCGGAAGCTGAAAATCGAGAATGACGCGGCGGAGAAACGAGGAAATGCCGCAGGTTGACTAATTCACATATGACTGATGAAAGAGGGACGGAAGAATGGACGTGCGAAAAGACGCGGGGACAGCGGAACAGTGGGTGGCCGCAGAGGACGACATAAGCTGCATCAACCGGTTTTCCAGGAAGACTTTGACGGCGGACGAGGTTTACACATTCGCTGTACGGCTGTGCGACAACGAGGTGGACCGGGACTTTGAACGGTTTGACGAGACGGCGCTCAGTTTGCTGGGGGACTTGTTTGTGGGGAAGAGCGGCGTATTTGACCACCAGTGGTCTGCCCTGGGTCAGACGGCAAGAATATACCGGACGGAGCTGGTCAGAGAGGCGGAACGGGTCACGGCGGCGGGGGACGGATACTGCTATCTGAAGGCGTGGGCTTACCTGATGAAAACGGAAAAAAATGCGGACCTCATTGCGGAGATCGAGGGCGGAATCAAAAAGGAGGTCTCCGTGGGGTGCGCGGTAGCGCGGAGCGTGTGCTCTATCTGTGGAGAGGAGAGCGGGACCTGCCCGCATCAGAAGGGGCAGACTTACGGTGGGAAACTGTGCTATGCGGAGCTGCGAGAGCCCTCCGACGCCTATGAATGGTCGTTTGTGGCAGTCCCGGCCCAGAGAGAGGCCGGAGTTTTGAAACGCTTTGGACAGAAGGCAGTCGCGGGGCTGGAGCAGTATGTGGGACAGAAAGAGGAATTCCGGGAGGCCTGGGATGTTTTGCGCAAGCAGGCGGAGCTGGGCAGAAACTACCTGACGGGTCTTCGGCGAGATGTGGTACGGCTGGCGCTGGTCAGCGACGAGAAACTGAACGGAGAAGTGTTTCAGGGGATTGCGGACAAGCTGGAGGAGCCGGAGCTGCTGGAGCTGAAAAAAGCCTATGAGGCGCGGGCGGAGAAGGTGTTTCCCGTACAGCTGCGCAGGGCTGACCGGGAGGCAAAGAGCGGAGACGGAGAGATGTTCCGGGTGTGACGCGTCACGCCTGCTACATAGGAAGGGTCCGGGAGGCGACATAATTGGCACAGAGCGGCTGCACGGCCTTTCCGCAAAATTAACTTTGAGGAGGATCACGATGAAAATTTCTTTTGAGGGAATTGGACAGTGGGCGGCCACATTCTCCTGCGCAGGTGTGCAGGAGGGGGATTTGGTGAAGGTCAGCGGGAACGGAAGCGTGAGCGTATGCGGCGCGGGTGAAGCGTTCTGCGGGCAGGCGGTCTCACTGGGCAGGGGCGGCGACGCCTGTGCCGTGCAGCTGGGCGGCTTCATTACCGCCGAATATACCGGCGACACCGCTCCCACTGTGGGTTGGTGCGGCTTGTCCGCTGACGGAAGCGGCGGCGTGAAAGCGGATTCCGCGGGACGAAGCTTCCTGGTGGCGGACGTGGACGCCGCCGAAAAAGTCGTTACGTTTTCACTGTAAGGAGGAGGAGAAAATATGGCTTATCATTACGAAAATATCAAGCTGGAAAAGGGTATGTACGGTCAGACGGGCCGCAGCTTTTCTCAGGCCCTAGAGGAACTGGATCCCAGCGATAATTACCGCGGCACGCCCACGGAGGGTCTGGATGCCTTCCAGAGACAGCTGAAACGCTTCGATATCAAGGCCAAGGGTGCAGGTAGCGATATGGTGGAGAAATTTTTCAAGACCAGCGATTCCGCCGTGCTGTTCCCTGAGTTTGTCTCCCGCGTTGTGCGTCAGGGCATGGATGAAGAGAGCATTCTGCCCGCCATCACCGCCACGGTGACCAACTTTGAGGGGATGGATTACCGGTCCATTGCGTCCGCGCCTACGGAGAAGGAAAAGGAACTCAAGCGCGTGGAAGAGGGTAGCATCATTCCCACCACCACCATCCGGACTCAGGAAAATCTGGTGCGGCTGCACAAGAGAGGCAGAATGCTGGTGGCATCCTACGAGGCAATCCGGTTTCAGAGACTGGACCTGTTTTCCGTGACGCTGCGGCAGATTGGCGCTTACATCGGCAGAATGCATTTGCAGGACGCAATCAACGTGCTGTGCGACGGCGACGGCAACAACAATGCGGCCAAGATCTATACGATCGGAACCAATCCCATCTCAGGAACCAAGGGAACGCTGACCTATGACGCGCTGTTGGATTTCTGGAGCCAGTTTGACCCCTACACCATGAACACCATGCTGGTGGGCGGCGACACGATGCTAAAGCTGCTGAAACTCAGCGAGTTCCAAAACCCGCTGACGGGTTTGAACTTCCAGGGGACCGGTACGCTGACAACCCCTCTGGGTGCGACGCTTCTGAAAACGAACGCCATGCCGTCCGGTAAGCTGATCGGTTTGGACAAGGGCTACGCTCTGGAACAGATCTGCGCGGGCGATGTGCTGGTGGAGTATGACAAGCTGATCGACCGGCAGATGGAGCGAGCGGCGATCACATCCATTTCCGGGTTCGCAAAGCTGTTTACGGATGCCGGCAAGGTGTTGGCAATCTGACAAGTCTGGCCGCCTGGGCGGCGGAGAAGGGAGGCGCGTGGAATGCAGGAGGAGATTTTGACGCTGGCAAAGACACTCTCCGGCGCGGGAGAGGACGACGCGGAGGCGTTGGCGCTGCTGTGCGCCGCGTCCGAAAAAGCATGGACGCAGAGGCTTCGGGACGGCATGACGGCGGAAAAATGCCGGGAGGCGTTTCTCTGTGCGGCGGCGTTGAACGCCGCCGCCGGGCTGATCGCCGGAAGAGGCGGAGCCGTGCGGTTTACGGCGGGGGATGTGTCCGTGGCGGAGGCGGAGGGAGGCCGGACCGCGAGGACGCTGAGGGACGAGGCGGAGCGGCTGATGGCCCCCTATGTGACGGCGGCGGATTTCTGCTTCCGGGGGGTGCGGGGGTGACGGAGCGCTTTGACCGCATTCTGAGAAAGTACGGGCAGTCGGTAAAGGTAAACGGCGGGGAGGAACGGGCGTTTTTTCAGCCTGCAAGAGAAAGGGAAAAGGCCGCGCCGTTTGAGGTCTCGTCTTTGGGGACGGTGGATGACCGGCGGTGGACGTTTCTCGGAAGGACGGAATTGAAGCTGGGGGACCGGGTGGAGTTTCAGGGACAGGCGTATACGGTGCGCAGCTGCGAGAGCATCCGTCTGGGGGACGAGACCGTCTACTGGTGGGCGTCACTGACTGCGCAGAGAGAGGCGGCAAAATGAACGGATTGAATCAGGTGCGGGACGCGGTGATCGACGCGCTGAAAAGCGCGGGAGTGGCGGCGGTGCCCGCCTATGAGGGAACGGCAAAGAAATATGAAGGC